GGCGCGAGCGGCGCCGGGTGCCGGCCGATCAGGTGCTGCACGTGTTCAAGCAGCTGCGTCCCGGTCAGGTGCGCGGCGTGCCGTGGTTCGCGCCGTCGCTGGTGGCGTGGAAGCTGGGTGCGCGCTACACCGAGGCGGAGCTGTACCAGAGCCTCCTCGCGGCAGCGCAGGGCGGGTTCTTCGTCAACAAGGACGGCGGGGCGTTCGACCTCCCGACAGACGCCGAGGGGAAGCCGATCCCGCTGGTGATGGAGGCCGAGCCCGGGGCGGCGCGCGTGCTGCCAGGCGGGTACGAATTCCAGCCGTGGGAGCCCAAGCACCCGACGGCCAACTTCTCCGGGTTCATGAAGGTGGTGAAGCGCGGGATCGCGCGCGCCTTCGGGCGGTCGTACGCCAGCCTGACCGGCGACTTGGCCGACGTGAACTTCTCCTCGATGCGCACCGACCGCGTGCGCGAGATGGAGCAGTGCAAGCTGCACCAGCAGGACTTGCTGGTCGAGCAGCTGTGCGACGTGGTGTTCGCGGACTGGGTGCGCATGGCGATGCTGACCGGGCGGCTTGGGGCGGTGTCCATGGACAGCACCGCGCTGGCCGGGTACGCGACCTGGATGTGCAAGGGCTGGCCGTGGATCGACCCCGTCAAGGACTTGACCGCGTCCACCATGGCGCTGCAGCAGGGGCTCACGTCGCGGCAGCAGCTGTGCGCCGAGAAGGGCGTGGACTACTTCGAGATCGTCGACCAGCTGGCCGAGGAGCAGCAGTACGCCGAGGCGCGCGGCGTGACGCTGGGCGAGGTCGTGGTCGATGCCACCGCGGCGGACGAGGCGCCCGCCTCCCCGGATGGGGAGACGCCGGCCCGCACCGTGCTGCCGCTTCGCGCGAGGAGCGCCTGAGATGCCGACCGACCTGCTGACCGAGACGCCCATCGAGGCCGACCCGTTCGCGCCCGCAACCCGGTCCAACCCGGGGGGCACGATGTACCGCGAGGTGACCATCGAGCGCGAGGCCGGCCAGACGGAGGCCGCGCTGCGGGTGGCCATCTCCAGCGAGGCCGCGGTCCTGCGCTACGACTGGCGGACCGACGAGGAGTACCTGGAGGTGCTGGACCACGGCCCCGAGGGGCCGGACCTGAGCTACGCGCAGGACGGCCTGCCCTTCCTGCGCGACCACCGGCTGGAGGACCAGATCGGCCTCCTGCAGGACGTCAGCCTCGACGCCGATCGGCGCCTCCGGGGCACGCTGACGCAGGGCAACCACCCCGACGCCGCCTGGCTGTTCGCCGACATGCGGTCCGGGGTGCGGAAGAAGGTCAGCATCGGCTACTGGCCGGGCGCGACCTACACGCAGGAGAAGAACGCGGCCGGCCAGCTCGTGCGCCGGTACCGCGGCTGGATGATCTACGAGGCCAGCACGGTGACCGTGCCGGCGGACTACGACGTCGGGGTCGGACGTGGTGCGCCGGGACGCGCGCCGACCCCCAGCGACATCCCGGCAGTGGCCGATGAGGCCCCAAAGAAGGAGCGGAGTATGGCTGTCGACAACGCTTCGGAGCGGGGCGTGGCCCCTGCCCCGGACACCCGGCCCGAGCAGCTGGCCGTCCTCGCGCGCGAGGGCGGGCTGACCGAGCGCCTGGCGGACTGGATCAGCAACGGCGTGACGGTGGAGCAGGCCCGCACGGAGGTCATCCGGACGCTGCGCGAGAAGGCGACGGCGCCCGCGGTGGTGACCCCCGCGCCCGTGGTGCAGGACGTGCACAACCGGGAGCAGGACCGCCCGTTCGGGTCGCTGGTCGACCAGCTGCGCGCCATCAAGCGCGCCGCCGACGGCCCTGTGGACCCGCGCCTGCACGGCGTGATGCGCGGCGCACCCTCGGGACTCGGTGAGCAGGTCGGTGCCGACGGCGGCTATCTCATCGCACCGCAGTTCGCGACCAACATCTTCCAGATGGCGAACGATGGTGGTGAGATCCTCTCCCGCGTAACGGAGATCCCGGTCAGCGGCAACCAGTACGTGATGCCGGCGGTCGACGAGACCGCGCGGACCAACGGCAACCGTTTCGGTGGCGTGCGCGTGTTCCGTGGTGGTGAGAACGACACGGCGAACGCCACGCGCCCGAAGTACCGCCGGGTGGCGCTGGACCTCACCAAGAAGCTGATCGGCGTCTGCTACGTCACCGAGGAGCAGCTGGAGGACGCGCCCGCGACCTCGATGATCGTCGAGCAGGCGTTCTCCAGCGAGCTGCGTTTTGCCAAGGAGCGCGAGGTGTGGGAGGGCAACGGCACGGGCGAAATGCTTGGCTGGATGAACTCCGGCGCCCTGGTGACGCAGGCGGCGGAGGCCGGCCAGACGGCGGGCACCATCGTGGCGCCCAACATCACCAAGATGTGGGCGCGCCTGCACCCGTCGGCGCGTGCCAACGCCGTGTGGTACATCAACCAGGACGCCGAGCCGCAGCTGCCGCTCATGACGATCGGCAACTGGCCGGTCTACGTGCCGCCCACGGGCCTCTCCGGCTCGCGCTACGGCACGCTGTACAACCGTCCCGTGGTGGCCGTGGAGTTCGCGTCGACGATCGGACAGGTGGGCGACATCGTGCTCGCGGATCCGTCGTTCTTCGCGCTTGGCGTGAAGGGCGGCGCGAAGATGCAGCGCTCGATCCATGTGCGCTTCATCCAGGGCGAGGAGACGTTCCGCTTCACCGAGCGCTGCGATGGCCAGCCGATGCTCGCCGCGCCGATCACGCCGTTCAAGGGCTCCAACACGCAGTCGGCCTTCGTCGCGCTCGCGGCGCGCTGATCTCACTGAGATGGGGCCGATCGGCCCCATCGCTTCCCTTCGCTGAGGACCGCTTCCATGAACGTGACCGATTTCGAGGTGCTGCCGATCCTCGACCCGGCGGCGGACGCCGCGGGCCGAGCCTCGCGCGCCGTGAGCCTCAAGCTGTACACCGGCGTGGTGAAGCTGGTGGCGTACGTCAACCAGGGTGCCGCCAACACCGTCACCCTGACGCCGGAGCAGTGCACCAACGTGGCTGGCGCAGGCGCCAAGGCGATCTCCGCCGTGCCGGTGTTTTCGGCGCAGGATCTCGCCACCACGACGGTGGCGGTGCGCGGCGCCAACGCGGCAAACTTCACCACCTCGGCCGCCACCACGCCCAAGCGCGTCGAGTTCCTGATCGACCCGGCGGCGCTGGACATTGCTGGCGGATTCGATGCGGTTCGCCTCAGCACGGGCGCATCGGCAGCCGGCAACATCACGTCGGCGTTCATCGTCGCACGTCCGAAGTACGCGTCGGAGCTGGGCAACAACGCCCGCGTCGACTGATGCTGGTCCGGCTGCGCTACGGCACTCGCGTGGGGGAGGTGGTTGACCTCCTCCCGCAGAGCGCGCGCGCCATGCTGGCCGACGGTCGGGCCGAGCTCCCGGAGCTCGTGCCGGCCACCGCGGCGCAGCCGGAGCGGGTGGTCCCCGACGCTGGGGACCTCCCGCGCATGGACCGTGGGATGCCGCGCGGGCGCCCGCGCCGGGCGCGCTGATGCCTCCGGCGCTGGTGTCCCGCCACCTCCGGGTGATGCTCCGCGGCCCGCTGTCGGTGCCCGTGGTGTACGGGACCACCCGGGTGCGCGGCCTGTTCGACCACTCCGCCGACCTGCTGGACGACGGGGTGGGCGGCGAGGTGCGCCGGGACGCCCGCATCCTGACCATCGAGCGGGGGGCGCTGCCCGCCGCCGTCAAGCAGAACAGCCGCCTCACCGTGGACGGCGCCGCCTACGACGTGCGGGCGGTGTTGCCCTTCGAGGACGGCGAGATCGTGCGCTACGTGCTGGCGCCTGTCGCGGGGACCTGACGGTGCTGTTCGAGGCCGTGCGCGTCGTGGCGGACTGGATGGCGGACCCCACCAACGGGGTGAACGCCACGCTGCTGGCCGCCCCGCTGGAGGCCGGCGTCACGCGCGCCGCCCCGGTGACGGTGTCCGACGACACCCGGAACCCCGAGGTGGCCCGGGGGCAGATCCCCGACACCCTGCCGGCGCTGCTGGTGACGACCACCGCCACCGCCATCACCCTGACCTCGCCCGTGGTGCGCCCCTACCCCAGCGACGTGCTGGTGGAGCTGGGCATCCGGTACGCCGCCGCCAACGTGGCCACCGAGGTGGCGTTCAACGACACCGCCCAGGTGCTGCGCGCGGTGACCGCCTGCCTCGGCACCCTCTGGACGACCGCCGCCGGTGAGGCGGCCCGGCTGCGCAACCAAGTGCAGCTGCTGGAGCTGCGCGAAATCCGGACCGAGCTCTACCAGGCGAACGACGACAGTCGGGTCACCATGGGGATGCTGCTGACGGTCCGCGTGCGAGACCTGTTCGCCACCAGCTGAGGACCCATGGACTACTTCCTATACCCCCTGTCGGCGACGGAGGCCTGCAAGGTCCCGTTTCCCGCCGACCTCGCGCTCTCGAAGCGCGCCGCCTACATGGCCAAGCCGCCCGCCGCCGCCCTGGACGGCGCGGAGCGCGTGGCGCTGGCCCCCGCTGCGCCGCCGACCCCGGCGGCCGATTCCCCGACCCCCCGCTCCGAGGACTGACGTATGCCCACCGCGGCACGGCTCAACCAGGTCATCGGCATCCTCGCCAAGGAGGAGGCCGACCCCGGCACCGCTGAGACCCTTTCCAACGCGACCGACGCCTGCACGCCGTACATCGGCGACGGCGACCCGGAGGCCCCGACGGCGTACGACTACGTCTTCGACGGGGCCACCGGTCGCGGCTCCGGCACGCTGGGCCCGCAGCGGCGCACGGCGCCCGCTGGCCGGTTCCGGCAGGGGCAGTTCGTCTGCCTCCCCAAGGGGCTGGGCTCCGCCTACAGCGGGAGCGCCTTCCCCCCCAACGAGGTGCACCGCTGGCTCAAGGCCGCGGGGCTGGACGCCACCTACAGCGCCACCCCGACGCCGCAGTGGACGTACACCCCGACGGCATTCGGGACCGCGTTCACGACCCTGACCGTGCGGCAGTTCGCGCAGGGGTCGCAGTACGACCAGTCCGGCGTGCTGTCCGACTTCGCGTTCGAGACGCAGGGGCTGGGGGTGCCGATCTTCACCTTCGACTGGCGCGGCATCGCCGGGTCGCTGCCCACGGACGTGTCCCTGCCGGCGCTGACCCACCAGGCGACCACCGTGGTGCCGCCGATCGGCCCCGGAATGGTGGCCAACATCGGCGCGCTGAGCACCGCCGTGGTGCGCCGCGCGGCGTTCCGGCTCAACCGGTCGGTGGACACCGCCCGCATCCAGCAGAACCTCGCGGGCGGGCACGCCGGGTTCGTCCCGGGCGGCATGGCCCCGGAGCTGGAGCTGGAGATCGAGCGCCCGACGCGCGCCACCTACGACCCGGAGACGGTGATGTCGGCCGGGACCAGCGCGGCGGTGGACGTGACCATCGGGACCACCCAGTACAACCGGTACAAGCTGACCCTGCCGCAGGCGCAGCTCATCGCCGTGGCCCCGGGCAACGACGGCGCGCTGGCCACGGTGACGCTGACCTACCGGGCGTTCGCCACGACGCCGGCGGCGAACGACTTCTTCTCGCTGCTGTTCAACTGAGCGGCGGCGGGTGCAGTACAGCGCGCGCGCCCTGACGGAGGCGGAGCGGCCGGTGGTCATCGCCATCGGCCGCACGGGCGCGTCCAGGCTGGGGCGTTGGTGGGCGCAGCGGTGGACCCGGTGGGCGTGCACGTGGACGGTGCGGCCGATCAGCACCCCGCAGATGCTCCGCCTGGAGGCCACGCGGCACGACCCGGTGGCCAACATCGTGGCCTTGGCCGAGGTGCTGCGGGCCGTGTTCCCGGTGTCCCGGTGGCGCCGGCTGCTGGGGAACCCCGTGGCCATGGTCCTGCGCCTCCCGGACGACGTCCGCCGGCACGTGCTGGGGGCGCTGTTTCACGTGCCCGGGTTGGGGGCGGCGGCCCCCGACGACAGCGACCCGCTGGAGCAGCTGCGGCGCACACAGCGCGCGCAGGTCTACGGGGCCGGTGCCGCCTTGGGCCCGCACCCGACGCTGGCCACCGCGGCGCTCACCGTGCGGGCGGCGTACGGCGACAGCTGGTACTGGAACCCCACCCGGTGGCGGACCGCCGACGGCTACGCCCCGTTTGCGGTGACGTGGCTGGAGTACGTGGGGCTGCAGGCGCTGGAGGCGCGGCAGCGGATGATCGTGGCGGACGGCTACACCATCGCCCAGAGCAAGGATGCCCAGCGCGCCCGCCGTGAGCTGCTGCGGCTGGCCTACCCCAGCGACCAGGCGGTGCACTGATGGCGAAGCGCGAGGTCACGGTCGTCATCAACGGCGAGGAGTACGTCTCCAAGGCGGCAGACGAAGCCGGCAAGGGGATGGACCGTTTCGCGGGCGGGGTGAAGGGGTGGTTTAAGTCGTTCGTCGACCTCAAGGCGGCGTGGGACTTGGCTGTGCAGGGCGCCCGTATGCTGGTCGACCAGGTGCGGAACTCCTTTGCGGCCTTCGACGGCTACCGGAGCAGCCTCCAGAAGCTGGAGGGTGCAGCCAAGCTGACGGGCATCCCGCTCCGCACCCTGCAGGACATCGCGGACAACGGCCGCACGGCGTTCAAGCTGTCGGCCGGGGTGGCGAACGAGTTCGCCGCCGAGGTGGGGAAGCTGGCCGAAAAGGCGGGGGACACCCGTAGGGCCAAGGACGCGCTGGCGGCCTTCCTGGAGATTGGCGCGGCGCGCGGCATGAGCTCCGCCCAGACGCTGCAGGCCGTCCAGCAGGCCATCCTCGGCATTGACGAGGGCACGGACAAGCTGTTCGGGAAGAACCCGTCGGTCCTCTACAAGGAGTACGCCGACCGGATCGGGGTCTCCGCGGCCAAGCTGACGGACCAGCAGAAGGCGCAGGCCCTCCTCACGGCGACCGTGGACGGTGGGCTCAAGGTGCAGGGCACGTACGCGCAGTACCTGGAGACCACGGCGGGCCAGCAGGAGCAGATGAACAACGGGCTCGAAAGCGCCCGGGTGGCGTTCGGGCAGGCGCTCGACCCGCTCCGGGCGTTCACGCTGCAGCTGGGCGCCAAGCTCATGCCCGTACTGGCGCCCATCATCACGCTGATCGCGCAGGGTCTGACACTCGCGTTCACGGGTTTTGGCAAGGTCCTGAACACGGTGTACGGGACGGTCGGGCTGGTGGCCGAGGGGTTGGGCAAGCTGACGGGCAACGACACCATGCGGGACTGGGGCGCCCGCCAGGTGAAGACGGCCACGGACATGGGCAAGGCGCTGAACGACCTGTCCGACGCGGCGCTCAACCTTGGGAAGGACGTCAGCAACACCGCCACCAAGCAGCGCGAGCTCGACGAGGCGTTCCGGTCCAACACGCAGACGTCGACCCAGACCGCCACCGCGGTGGCCGGCGCCGGCCGCCAGATGCGCACGGCCATGGTGGCCGAGCTGGAGCCCCTGCGGGTCGCTATCGGCCTGACCGACGGCGCCCTGCAGGCGCTGGGCGAGTCGGCCAAGACGCAGCTCGACGCCAAGGTGGCCGAGGAGTTCCAGCGGAATGTCGCCCTGCTGCGGGACCGGGCGGGCGAGGCGCGCGAGCGCATCGAGGGCATCAAGCCCCCGATGCAGGACGCCGCCAAGGCCAGCAAGAGCGCCGCCGAGGACGTGGCCGACATCGCCCGCGCCGGCCTCGATGCCGCCCAGGCGTTCGGTGTGATGAACGACGAGGCCGCGTCCACGCTCAATTCCGTCATCAACCTGGGCGTCTCCATCGCCAAGGTGGCTGGCGGCGATATGTCCAGCGTCCCCGGGATTATCGCCAGCGCGGCCAACATCATTTCCAAGATGATCGGCGGGGACCCCGAGCGGCGGCGGCTGATCTCCGCCAACACCGAGGCCATGAAGGGGCTGCGGGACCGGATCGGCGACCTGTCGCTGGACGTCACCGGCGAGGACTTCGCCAAGATCCAGACCGCCCTGCAGTCCGTGGTCGGCAACCTGCGGGGCGGGCGGGGCGCGCAGAACCAGGCGGACGTGTTCAATGCCCTGCGCCGGGTCGGGCTGGGCTTCGGCGACCTCAAGAAGCTGGCCGACCAGCTGGGGATCCAGATCACGAGCCAGTCCGGCGCCCTGTCCGTGGACGGCATCCGGCAGCTGCTGGAGGCCATGGGGCTGGTGGAGCTGGGGCAGTTCGGGAACGACTACGCCTCCCAGCTGCAGGCCACCCGGGCGGGCTTCGACATCAACCAGCTCGACGCCCGTGGGCAGCTGGCCGCCCTGTTCAAGCTGGGCGGCAACTTCGCGTTCGGCTCTCTGGGCAACGCGCTGGACATGAAGGACCTGGCTGGCACCCGGGGGCGGCTGGCGGGGCTGTTCGAGCGCATGAACGCGGGGGGGCTGAGCGCCGCGGAGCTGGGCGGGCTGACCGGGTCGCAGTTCCTCGACCTTATCAGCGACCTCATCCTGCGCATCGACGACCTCATGAAGGACGCTGCCGACGCCGCTGGCGATACGGTGGACGTCCCCGGGGTGGGCGCGGTCAGCACGGGCGGGGCGGCGGGGACGGTGCAGGAGAAGATTACCGAGCAGACCACCGCGGTGACGGACGTCCTCAAGGCGCATACGGCGCTGCACACGCGGATCGCTGAGGCGACCGAGCGGACGGCGGACGCGGCAGAGAGCATCCTCAACATGCTGCAGCAGTCCATGACCGGCAACCTGGTCGACCGCATCGATCAGGAGCTGGAAGCAGCACGCCGCGCACTCGCCGCACAGCGCGGCGTCCAGCTCACGCTCTAGTCCTATGGCTACGGTGATTCAAGTGTGGTCCGCGCCGCAATGCCAGACTGGAGCCGTCTGCCTTGGCAGCCTGTCCCCATGGCAGACGGCGAGCGGCAGCGATGCGTACGGCACGGCGGCCTCGCTGCGTATTCTGGTTCCTAAGGACGTGGCCGCAGCCGCATCCGTCGGGGAGGGTCGCTCCCTCCGGGTGATTACCCTCGGGCGCGGCGAGGAGTGGTGGTTCGTCACCCAGGTGGCCGATGCCGATGGAGATGCGAGCGGTGTGAGTATTGCCGCTGGGAGCATTCGCCAGCTCCTTGCCGTGCGTGGGCTGATCCGGAGCACGGGCGCTGGCGAACCAGTGTACCGCTTCACCACGGGGGCCAGCACGCCAGCGGACCTCCTGACCACCTATGTCCTGACCAATCTCGCGGCGGACGGACTCTCTTGGCTGTCGCTCGGCACGGTCGACTACACCGCTCCGATCGAGGTTGGCACACTGGACCGGGTGAACCGCGCGACCCTGTTGGACCGGATTGAGCAGGCCACGGGTTTCCGTGTCGTCTTGCGGCCGCAGTACACGGCGGGCGCGCTCACCGGGTTTGCGCTGGATGTGAGCAGTGACCCCGCGGCGGCGCTCCCCGTTGTTCCGCTGTCCAGCGCCTCCTGCCGTACTCTTGCCCGGACCCGGGACGCACTGACCGGCGCTACCGTGGCCGTTCCATTCACGGCAGACGGGAATCCGATGCGGGAATGCGTCTGGAAGATCTCGGCAGTGACAGGCACCGGCCCCTACTGGGTGTTGCTGCAGGATCTTTCGGCGGGGCTCCCAGCTCCGGTCCGCGAGGACGGACAGCTGGACGGGTACCGCTTGGTGCAGCGCGATGGCACGGTCACCACGATCGACGCCACCCGATCCAGCGACAGTGCGGTCCGGGTGGCGTCCATCGGCACCCTCGCCGTCGGCCAGCACGTGAGTGTATTGACGTCCAGCAATCTGGCCGTCCAGGAAATCACCAGTCCATCTGGCATCGCGTCGAGTCGCGGGAGACTCGTGGCCACGGTCGGAACGGGGGTGTCGGATCTGTACCGCCGTGAGCTGACCGAAGATGGTGGCATTACGCAGTGGACCAGTCCGACCGCTGCCGCCAAGTGGTCCAATGAGGCGGCAGGTGCGTCGTTCACGCCGGGGCACGCCCGCTATGCCCGGTCGACCCCAACCGCATGGACGGCGACCGTGAGCCAAGCGGTGGACTATGACGCGGCAGTTCCCGTCGTGTACAAGACCCTGACCTTCAGCGGCGCTCCGGCTAACAGCTGGCTGTTTGACGGGGAAATCCTCGCACTCACGTACACGGACGATGCCACCGTCATCCTCAATGGGCGCGTGGAGACCGTGCAGGCCGACTCCTCTGGCAACGGCACCATCACGTTCTACGAGACCTACAGCGGGATCAACGGCATCGACACGACCAACCTGCGGTTTGCCTCGGCCCCGCCGCAAGCAAGCGGAACGATCGCTTCCGGTTCGATTAGCCTCACGCTGGTGACCCCGCGCCCGACATTCCCCGCAGCAGGCACCGACGTGCTGCGGACCGGGTTCCGCTTCCCAGGCGGAGCGGCCACGGCCAATGCCCGCATCCAGAATACCAAGGTCCGTGTGCTGTACAATGCGGCAACGCCGTACCTGCACTACCGGGTACACGTGACGCTCTCGGCGCTTGAGACGTTCTACAACCTCTACTCAGACACCGCCCTCGTAGCCTGTGGGGTGGGGCTGGTCGAGGACACCGGCGGCTACGGTACCCTGCTGGCATCGACGACGACCTCGCCGACGGGAGCTCCGCAGCCCGCGCCCACGAGTAGCCTGACCAGCCTCGCGGCCCGACCAAACACCCAGGCCACCGGGACGCAGGTCGACATGGTGATCGGGTCATCCTATACGATGTCGGCCGACAAGACCGTGCGCTTGGCGCTCTATCCAGCCCGGTGTCGGTTGCCGCTGAACAGCATCCTTGAGCCATTTGCTGCAGAGGCCAGCGCGATCACCTACTGGCACACCGCCAGCCTTTCGCTGAGCGATTCCGCTACCCCCCCAGAGGACACCGCCAGCGACTCCGGCGCCAATCAGCTGTGGCATCGCGCGCAGGATGTGCTGCAGGGCGCGGGGCAGTCGACCCGGTACACCCTGCGCGGGGTCGACTTGGAGTATCTCCAGCGCGCTGGCGGGACCCTCGCCCTTGGCCAGCGGGTCTACCTCCGTTCTGAGGAGCTTGGGGTGAACGCCACCGTACGGATTCTGCGGCTGGATTTCAGCCTCGGCGCACCGGAGACGTTGGATCTTGAGCTGGGCGCAATAACGCCGCGCCTCACCGGCGTCACCGTCAGCCTCTGAGGCCATGCCCACCTATCTGAACGACCGCCCAATCGACGACCTGGTCGCTGGCGTCCTACAGCTGGACGGCCACCTCTCGCCCGAGATTCCCATCCGCGCCTCCCTGGCAATGGCCAACGCGCCGGGGGTATTGGGGTCCCAGGTCACGGTCGGCGCCCGCACAGTGACCGTGGCGCTCGACGTGCGACCGGCCACGGTGGTGGACCGGACGACGGTCCTCGATGCGCTCACCCGCCGGCTCACCGGGCTGCTGATCCTGCGGACGGAGGACGCCCCGGACCGGGAGATGTACTGCGTCTGCAGCAAGGTGGATGTGCAGCTCTACGCGGGCGCCTACGCTCTGCCGACAGTGTTCGTGGTGGTGACGATGGTGGCGGTCGACCCCACCCGCTACGAGCTGGAGCCCCGGGTCTATGGGCTGTCGACGGCCCGCACGGGGTGCCCGGTGGGGACGGTGCCGTCGGCCCCGCTGCTCTACCTGTACGGCGGCTCGCCGTCGGTGGTGAACCCGGTGGTCATCTGCCGGAACTACAGCGGCGAGGAGACGCATCGGATGACGCTGACCGGGACGCTGGCCACGAACGACGCCTTGGTCATCGACTGTGCACGGCAGGTCATCACCCGCTACGTGGCGGGGGTGGTGCAGACGGGGTCCGACAGCGGCAACGCCTGGTTCACGTCGGGGGCGTTCCCCCTGCTCGCGCCAGAGGACGCGGTGGACGGCGCGGGGGTGACGGTCGAGCTGGCAGCTACCAGCGGGACGCCCACGGGCGCCATGGTCTACGCGAGGGGGTGGTAGGATGAGCCGATACGCACCCGTGGCGGCGCGCTCGGTGCGCCGCGCGGCTGGGCCGGTGATCCGGTCGGTGTCGCGCTTCCGCTGGCAGGCGCGCAGCGCGGAGCTGGAGGCGGTGACCGCCCAGGTGGGGACGCTGGTCCGCGCCGCCACTGGCACGGCGGTGGACTCAGCGGGGGTCACCTACACCGCCGGCCATTCGATGCCGCGCTGGGAGTCGCGAACGTGGTCCGGCGGAGCGCCCGCCCTTGGTCTTCGACTCGCGACGGACGACCTGACGTGGCCCTGCAACTGGGTTCCAGAGCAGTCCAGCGTGCTGGTCGAAATGGCGGAGGCGGGCACCCGGACCACCGCAGGGGCGGGCCTCCTCTACCTCGGCCGGAACGACCAGACCGGGGCGCGGCTCATCCTGGACAGCGACGGCACCAACTACCGGGCCACCATCCACAACGGCACCAGCTCGGCCTCGGTCACGCTGGCGACGGCCACGCCAACGAGCGGCAACGCCGCCCGCCTCGTGGTACAGCTGGACGACGACGGCACCAACCAGCGGATCAAACTGGCCATCACCCCGTTGGCCACCGGCTTGACCACGGAGACGGCGTGGTCCAGCACCGTGGCGCGCGCGGCGGCGTGGGGGAGCGGGGCAAGCCTGCGGCTCAACCGGGTGGGATCGGCGGGGACGCAGGGGTCCACGTGGATCCGACAGGTGGCATGGATGGCGGGGCTGCTGACGGCTAGCGATATGCTGGCGCGGCTCTAAACCCACACAAGGATTCCCCATGCGTATTTCGGTCCTCCCGTCAGCCGTCACGCCACTAGCTGGGACGGAGGTATTCCCAATCGTACAGTCGGGAACTACGCGAAAGGTCGCCCTTAATGACCTTCTCGCGGGGCTCACCCTGCAGGCGAGTGCGCTGACCGGGACCACGCTGGCCGCCTCGGTGGTGAACTCGTCCCTGACTGGAGTGGGCACGCTGACCGCAGGGGCAATCGGTACCGGCTTCACGCCGATCCCCAACAGCGCGCTGGCGAACAGCGGCCTGACCATCAACGGCACCGCGGTGTCCCTCGGGGGGTCGGCAACTATCGCGGCGGCGGCGGCAACCCTGACCGGGTCGACACTGGCCGCCGGCGTGACGGAGTCGTCGCTCACCTCGGTCGGTACGCTGACGAACCTGACGGTGACCAACCCTATCAGCGGGAGTGTGACAGGCAACGCCGGTACAGTCACCAACGGCGTGGTCACGACGGGGAGCTACAGCGACCCGGCCTGGATTACGGCGCTTGCTGGGAGCAAGATCACCGGCGGTATCGGCGGCAATGCGGCCACCGCGACCGCCCTCCAAGTCGCCCGCACGATTAACGGCGTGAGCTTCGATGGTACGGCCAACATCACGGTGCCCGCAGCCGCTGGCACACTGACGGGTAACACTTTGGCGTCGGGGGTTACTGCCTCGTCGCTCACGTCTGTTGGCACGCTGGCGAACCTCACGGTGACCAACCCCATCAGTGGCAGCGTGACGGGGTCGAGCGGCAGCACGACGGGTAACGCTAGCACGGCGACGGCGTTGCAGACGGCGCGGAATATCAACGGCGTCAGCTTTAACGGTACGGCAGACATCACGGTGGCGGCGGCGGCGAGCACGCTCACCGGAAATACCCTGGCGTCTGGCGTCACGGCGTCGAGTTTGACCAGCGTGGGCACGCTGACCAGCCTGACGGTGAGCGGCGCGCTGACGGTAGATACGAACACGCTGGTGGTGGATGCCGCGAACAACCGGGTGGGCATCCTGAATGCTACGCCGGGGTCCACACTGCACGTGGGCAGCACCGTCGCCAGCGGTGGGCTTGCCGACAGCACGTTTCGGCTCAATGTCTCGTCAGCCAGCAACACGTTCTTTGCCGTGCAGGATGCAACAGTGCAGTGCTACTTCGGCGCGGTCGGCACGTTCGCCACGCCGGAGATGCGGATCGGGACGTATACGAACCATCCGCTGCGGATGATTGTCAACAACTCGCAGCAGTGGTCGTTTTTGTCTGGTGGTTCGTTTGTGTGCACTGGAAGCACTCCGCGCATCGGCATCGGCAATGCGCTCCCGGATTACAGCTTGCACATCGGCACCACGGCGCCGCCTGTTGCGCTCGGCCAGGTTATGGTTACCGGCACCGCATCAAACGTCGGAGTTAGCGTGACCAACGGTACGGTGCAGGGCTATTTGCTGACCGACCTCGGCGGCAGCTTGCTTTTCGGGAGTTTTAGCTCGCACGATCTTGTGGTGCGCACCAACAACACCAACCGCTGGAGCATCGGCGCAAGCACGGGGCATTTCCTCGCAGGCACCGACAACACCTACGACATCGGCGCGAGCGGGGCCACGCGCCCCCGCGACCTGTACCTCGGGCGCAACATGGTGGGCGGCGGCTGGGTGCGCGCCGGGTCAGTGTCGGCGGGTGCGGCGTCCACCACCACGTTCGGCAGCACGACCAGCACCACCGTGGGCGCGACCGGCGCCGCCTCGGCGCTGCCCGCCAACCCGCTGGGCTACCTCGTGGCGCACGTCGGCACCACCGAGGTCCGTATCCCCTACTACAACGCCTGATCTCATGCCCGCCCGCGTCGTCATCACCACCGCCGCTGTGCAGTATGCGCAGGGCAAGACCGAGTGCCACTGTGTCGAGACCGTGACCAGCGTGACCGGCACCACCACGGTGTCGTTCGTCGTGGTCATCGACTCCGAAACGCTGGCCGAGGACTGGCCCGACGCGCAGCTCGAAGCCGCCGTCGCCGAGCAGCTCGGCATCCCGGCCACCGACGTTTCGGTAGCCCCCTCTCCCGCCGGCAAGGTGTCTGTCGACGCCCCGGCGCTCTGATCCCCTCCACTGGTCATACCATGGAACAGGTCTACCTCATCCCCGAGAGCCTCCGTCAGGCCCTGCTGGCCTACCTCGGCAACCAGCCGTACAACCAAGTGTCTCAGGGCGTGCACGCGCTGCAGGCGCTGCAGCCCTACGTCCCCGAGGCGGCTCCTGCCTCAGTAGAGGCTCCCAAGGCGTAGCGCGCGCAAGCCGAGCCGCCCGCATTTCTCCCCGTGGCATAGCAGCCAAATCCCCCCACGCATTTCCGCCCCTCGGCGCCCCCTACCTTGGACTCCATGCCCGCTGACTCGCCCGGCACGTCGCCCGCTGTCGTGGTGTCCGCCACGCTCAGTGTCACCTCCATGCTGACCGCGCTGACGGCGCTGTTCCGGGCCGCCCGATGGGCCGGCGTCATGGAGGCCCGCGGCGATGCCCTGACGGCGGCGCTCGAACAATCCCGCCGCGACCAGACGGCCCGCCTGGACGAGATCCGCGAGGACGTGCGGGAGATCCGGGCCATCATCCTGAGCTCCCACAACTATCCCGACCGGAGAAAGCCCGCATGACGCCCAGCATGAAGCTGCTCCCGCGCTCCGTCACCGTCTCCGGCCTGCTGCTGGCCCTCGCCGCGGTGGTCATCGACCCGGCCAACGTGCCGTGGCTGACCGAGATCCTCGGCGCCGCCGCCGCCACCAAGGTGGCCGCCGTGGGCGCCCTCATCGCCGCCATGGGCCGCGCCCTCGTGCCGCCCGCCGCCGAGTCCGCGGCCCCCGATCAGCCCACGCCGTGATCCCCTTCCGCCCACCGGCCTCCTGGCGGGTCGCCGCCAGCCCGAACCACAACTCCCGCGGCACGGCGACCGTGTCGGCCATCGTGCTGCACGCCGACGCCGCGGCCAAGGTGGACAGCACGCTCGACTGGTGCCGCCGCAGCCAGGCGCAGCTCGACCAGCTGTGGGAGGAGACCCCCATGTCCAAGCGGCCGCCCTCGAAGTACCGGGCGGTGAGCTACCACGTGGTCGTCGGCCGCAACGGGCTGGTGTTCCAGCTGGTGCACCCGGACCGCCGCGCGTGGCAC